ATGGGTTATTTATTCCAATGGAATGGAATATGGAAGGATTTATTGACCGGTATGGTCATCCTGTATTTCAAAAACCGGCTGAACCTATAATGGGTGTAGATGGGGCATTGATTAAAAATGGAGCCATTGACTATTGGGAAGCTGAGGTTGAGTCATTAAAGAGTGATGCAGATGCCTTAAATGAGTTTTATCGTCAGTTCCCACGTACTGAGTCACACGCATTCAGAGATGAGAGCAAACAGGCTCTATTTAACTTAACTAAGATATATCAGCAAATTGACTATAACGACTCAATGATTAAGGACCATTACCTTACTCGTGGGTCATTCTCGTGGAAAGATGGAATAAAAGATACGCAAGTTATATGGACTCCTGAGCAAAGGGGTAGATTCAATATTAGTTGGGCACCACCTAAGCATATGCAAAATAATGTTCATATAAGAAATGGTATCAAGTATCCCGGCAACGAGCATCTTGGTTCCTTTGGTTGTGACTCCTACGATATCTCAGCAGTGGTAGGGGGACGTGGGTCTAATGGAGCATTGCACGGTATGACTAAGTTTCATATGGACGATGCTCCTGTTAATCAGTTTTTCCTAGAGTATATTGCTCGTCCTCAGACAGCAGAGATATTCTTTGAGGAGGTACTAATGGCAATTGTATTTTACGGTATGCCAATATTAGTAGAGAATAACAAACCAAGACTATTATACCATATTAAAAATAGAGGCTATAGGGGATACAGTTTAAACCGTCCTGACAAGCAGTTAATGAAATTGTCAAAGACTGAGCGTGAACTTGGAGGTATACCCAACTCTTCTGAAGACGTAAAGCAAGCACACGCATCAGCTATTGAGTCGTATATTGAGAAATTTGTGGGGATGGATTTGGAAGCAAAGTACAGAGACCCTGAAGAGATGGGTACAATGTCATTTACAAGGACCCTTGAGGATTGGGCAAAATTTGACATTAATGACAGAACAAAGTTTGATGCCTCCATTAGTTCAGGTTTATGCATAATGGCAAACCAAAAACATATGTATATGCCGGAGAAAAAAGAATCAAAATTAATTATTAACTTCGCCAAGTATACAAATGATGGTACAACAAGTCAATTGATTAGATGAAAAATATAGCAATACAAGTAAATGCAACATCTTTTCCAAGTCAGTTAGTAACTGATTCGGAAAAAGCATCCAAAGAGTTTGGGATACAAGTTGGTTCCGCCATCACATATGAGTGGTTCCGTAAGGACGGAAGTTCTTGTAGGTATTACAGTCAATGGAGAGATTTTCGTAGAGTAAGATTGTACGCACGTGGTGAACAGTCAATTGCTAAATATAAAAATGAATTAGCGATTGATGGAGACTTGTCTTATTTAAATTTAGATTGGACTCCGGTTCCTATTATTCCTAAGTTTATTGACATTGTTGTCAATGGTATGTCTGATAGACTTTTTAAGGTAAAGGCTTACGCACAAGATGCGATGTCTCAATCTAAAAGAAGTAGATATCAAGATATGGTTGAAACTCAAATGGCAGGTAAACCTATTCTAACTAAAATTCAGGAAATGACAGGAGTAAATCCATTTGTGATGGATCCTGATAAATTACCTGAAACGGATGAGGAGTTGTCATTGTATATGCAATTGAATTATAAACCTGCTATTGAAATTGCAGAAGAAGAAGCTATCAATACAATATTTGACGCAAATCATTATGATGATATTCGTAAAAGAATTGATTACGATATTACAGTTGTTGGGTTAGGAATTGCAAAGCACGAATTTTTACAAGGTGCAGGTGTTAAGGTTTCATATGTAGATCCTGCTAATGTTGTTTATAGTTATACTGAGGATCCATTCTTTAAAGATTGTTTTTATTGGGGTGAAATTAAAACAGTTCCAATAATTGAGTTAATGAAAATTGACCAATCTTTAACTAAAGAAGATTTACAAGAAATTACACAATACAGCCAATCTTGGTATGATTATTATAATGTTGCTCAATTTTATGAGAACAGTATGTTTTATAGAGATACTTGTACACTTTTATATTTCAATTATAAAACAAGTAAGAAGGTAGTTTATAAAAAGAAAAATCTTGAAGGTGGTGGTTCACGCATTATTGAAAAAGATGATACATTTAATCCTCCTGCTGAAAAAATGGAGGAAGGCAATTTTGAGAAGATAGAGAAAACAATTGATGTTTGGTATGAAGGTATAATGGTAATGGGTACAAATATGCTATTACAATGGAGGTTATCTGAAAATATGGTTCGTCCAAGTTCATCTACTCAACACGCACTACCAAACTATGTTGCTTGTGCTCCACGTATGTACAAAGGAGTAATTGAATCATTATGCAGAAGGATGATACCATTTGCTGATTTGATTCAAATAACACATTTGAAATTACAACAAGTTATTGCACGTACAGTTCCTGATGGTGTATTTATAGATGCAGATGGATTAAGTGAAATTGATTTAGGAACAGGTAATGCTTACAATCCTGAAGATGCTTTAAGATTATATTTCCAAACAGGTAGTGTAATTGGTAGAAGCTTTACTCAAGATGGTGACTTTAATAATGCAAGAGTTCCTATTACTCAGTTAAACTCTAACTCAGGAGCAGGCAAAACTCAAATGCTTATTACAAATATGAACCATTATGTGGATATGATTAGGTCTGTAACCGGTCTTAATGAAGCAAGAGATGGTTCTAATCCTGACCCTAATTCATTGGTTGGTTTACAAAAGCTAGCAGCATTAAACTCAAATACAGCCACAAGACATATACTTGATGGTTCTTTGTATATATATCGTTCATTAGCAGAAGCATTAACTTATAGGGTTGGTGATATTTTACAATACGCTGACTTTAAAGATGAATTTACAAATCAGATTGGTAAATACAATGTATCTATATTAAACGATATTAAAGACCTTTATATTTATGATTTTGGTATATTCATTGAGATTTCTCCTGATGAAGAGCAAAAAGCACAACTTGAAGCTAACATTCAAATGGCATTAGCTAAAGGTGATATTAATCTTGAAGATGCAATTGATATACGTGAGATAAGGAATCTTAAACTTGCTAATCAATTATTAAAGATGAAGCGCATTAAGACTCAAGAACGTGAGGAAAAAATGGCTATGCAAAAGCAAGCTATGATTGCTCAACAACAATTGAAGTCTCAAGAAATGGCAGGTCAAATGGCAATGCAAAAAATTGATATGGAGACTAGGTCTAAGATGCAGATTAAACAAGCTGAGATTGCATTTGAAATAGAAAAAATGCAGAAAGAAGCTGAGTTAAAATCTCAATTAATGGCTGAAGAGTTCCAATATAGTCAACAAATGCACGGAATGGAGATTAATAATCTAACTGAAAGAGAGCAAAAGAAAGAAGATGCTAAGGCAAAAAGAATTAGCCAACAAAATACTGAGCAATCTAAGTTAATTAATCAAAGAAAAAACAATCTTCCTCCAATGAGTTTTGAATCAAATGAGGATAGTTTAGATGGGTTTGATCTAGCAGAATTTTCGCCTAGATAAAAATATCAAATTTTTTATATATTTTTGTATAAATAAAATCAAATCAAATGGAATTATTAAAAGTTAGATCATTAGATGTAATTGAACCGAAAAGCGTTCAAGAAGTTGAAACACAGTTACTCGAAAAACACGAGCAATCGTTAAGCAATGAACAAGAAGATTTGCAAATACCTGAAAATGTTGTACACGACACTGTACAAAATTCAGATTTGGAGTTAAAGGAAGAGGACGTTCTTTCATATATTGGAAAAAGATACAATAAGCAAATTAACTCATTTGATGAGTTGATGGCTGAACGTAAAGAAAATGAACAATTGCCTGAAGATGTTTCTGCTTATATGAAATATAAAAAAGAAACAGGTAGGGGATTTGAAGATTTTCTTAAATTGAACAAGGATTATGATTCAATAGATTCTGAACAACTCCTTAAAGATTATCTTATATCTACACAAGAAGGTCTTGACAGTAATGATATAGATACATTAATGGAGGATTACAGATTTGATGAAGATATTGACGATGAATTAACTGTAAAGAAAGTTAAAATCGCCAAAAAGAAAGTTATTGCTGAGGCTAAAAAATACTTCAATTCTCAAAAAGAGAAATACAAAGTGCCCCTTGAGTCAAGTGAGGCATTTGTTTCCGATGATGAGAAAGAGATGTATCAAAGCTACAAGCAGTATACCCAACAAGCAAAGACAATAGAAGAAGAGAACAATCGTAAACGTCAATGGTTTAACCAAAAGACAGATGATGTTTTTGGAAATGAGTTCAAAGGTTTTGAGTTCAATGTCAATAACAAAAAAATTACGTTTGCTCCCGGAGATGCCTCAGAGTTAAAAAAGAATCAATCGACTCCTCAGAACTTTATAAACAAGTATTTGGATGAGCAAGGTTTAATTAAAGATGCTGTAGGATATCACAGATCATTGTCTATAGCAATGAACCCTGATAGGTTTGCTAAGTTTTTTTATGAACAAGGGTTATCTGATGCTACTGAAGATGTAATGCGTAAAACCAAAAACATCAATATGTCAGAGAGAAGAGCACCTGAAGTTAGCAAAACATCAGAAGGTATGCAGGTAAAAGCGATAAATCCTGATTCAGGTAAAAACCTGAGAATTCGCAGTATAAAAAAGATTTAAAAACATTTAAAAATTAAAAAAAATGGCAAGTGCATTATTAAACAATCCTACCTACGCCCTGCAACCGTCAGCAGAACAGGTAGCATTACAAACAAACTACATTACTAACTTCAACTTCTTGAATCAGTATCTACCTGATACTTATGAGAAAGAATTTGAGCGTTATGGTAACAGAACAATCGCATCTTTCTTACGTATGGTAGGAGCAGAGATGCCGTCTAACTCTGATCAAATTAAATGGGCAGAACAAGGACGTTTACACATTAAGTATACCAACTGTACTTCAGCAGCAGCAGCAGGTGCTTCTACAGCAACTTTTACTGTAGCTGACAGTGGTGTAACTTACATCGCTATCCGTGTTGGACAAACTTTGATGATTCAAAACAATACATCAGGTGTTTTCAACAAAGCTATTGTAACTGCAGTAGGTTCAGCAACAACTTTCACTGTAGCTTATTATGAGACTGCAGGTCAAGCTTTTGCAGTTTCTACTCAATGTACTGTATTCATTTACGGTTCTGAGTTTAAAAAAGGAACTAACGGAATGGTTGGTTCTCTAGAATCAGAAGATGATATCTACAGCAATAACCCTATTATCATTAAAGATAAATATGCGGTTAATGGTTCTGATATGGCTCAAATTGGTTGGGTTGAAGTTACTACTGAGAACGGTGCTACAGGATACTTGTGGTATTTGAAATCAGAGCACGAGACTCGTCTTCGTTTTGAAGATTACCTAGAAACTTCTATGATTGAAGCAGTTCCTGCTGCATCTTCTTCCGGTGCTGCAACTGCAGGATACATTGGTTCTGAAGGTATCTTCTACGTAGTAAACAATCGTGGTAACGTATGGGGTGGTGGTACTCCAACAAGTCTTTCTGATTGGGATTCTATCGTTTCTCGTTTGGATAAGCAAGGTGCTATCGAAGAAAACGTAGTATTCGTAAATCGTGGATTGAGCTTTGACATTGACAATATGTTAGCTACATTGAACGGTTATAACGGAGTTAATGCTGCAGGTGCTGCATCTTATGGTCTTTTTGACAATGATGTTGATATGGCATTAAACTTAGGTTTCACAGGATTCCGTAGAGGTTATGATTTCTACAAATCTGATTGGAAATACTTGAACGATCCAACAATGCGTGGTGGTCTAAATACTACTGCTGCAACTGCAACCGGTACTATTACAGGTTTAATGGTTCCTGCAGGTTCTACTTCAGTTTATGACCAAATTATGGGCAAAAACGCTAAACGTCCGTTCTTACACGTTCGTTACCGTGCTTCTGAAGCTGAAGATCGTAGATACAAAACTTGGATTACAGGTTCTGCCGGTGGTGCTGCTACTAGCGACTTGGATGCAATGGAGGTTAACTTCCTTTCTGAGCGTTGCGTATGTACTCTTGGAGCAAATAACTTTGTATTGTTCCGTTACGGATAGTATTAAAGAAAAACCAAATATGGAGGGTGTCTTTAAAGACACTCTCCTTTTTAACTTAAATTAAATTAAATAAAATAAAATGGCAAAGACTATAATAATTGCAGATAAAGTATATAAATTAAAAGTGGGCAATCCACTTTCATACACATTAGCTTCTAGGAATCACCCTCGTTTTCCTTTAATGTGGTTTGACGAAAAGAATAATCAAAACCGTGCTTTAAGATATTCAGTAAACCAAAAGTCTCCTTTTGAGGATGAACAAGATGGTAATGCTATTATTGAACCGATTATTTTTGAGGATGGATTTTTAAGAGTTCCAAGAACAAACCCGGTTTTACAAGAATTTCTACACTACCATCCATTAAATGGCAATATTTTTATTGAGGTAGATAAAGAGAAAGATGCAAGTATAGAAGTTGAGGATTTAAATACAGAGGTTGATGCGTTGGTTGAAGCTCGTCAGCTTACACTTGACCAAATTGAGACTTTAACAAGAGTTTTATTTGGAAAAGACCCCTCTACAGTATCAACTGCTGAGTTAAAAAGGGACATTTTAGTATACGCAAAAACAAATCCTAGAGAATTTTTGAATGTATTAAATGATCCTGAATTAAAATTCCAAGCAAAAGTTCGTTTATTTTTTGAAAATAAACTATTAATACTAAGAAATTCAGAAAAAGAAGTGTGGTTTAATACCATTACTAATAAAAAGAAGATGTTATCCGTTCCATTTGGGGAAGATCCTTATGGTATGGTTGCCCATTATTTACAAAGCGATGAAGGTCTTGACTCTCTAAAGATGTTAGAATCATCTTTAGGTTAGTAAATATCTCTGTTTTTGTTTGATTAAATAAGAAAGAAGGGGGCACTCATTGTGTCCTCTTTTTTTTATGTATATTTGTAAAAAAAGTACTAATGATAAATGGAGTAAGAAATGCTGTATTATCCGTTCTGAATAAGAATAATTATGGATATATATCTCCTTCTGATTTTAATTTGTATGCAGCTAATTCACAAATGGAGATTTTTGAAGAGTATTTTAGCAATTATAATAAAGTTATAAATGCTGAGAATGCCCGTTTATCAGGTGTAGATTATGCTGATATGGAACAACCTATTGCAGAGGTTTTAGAATATTTTTTAAGAACAGATTATCTATCAAAAATTTCTGCTAATAAATTCTCAATGCCAACACCAACGACTACAGGATACTATACGTATATGTTGTTGGATATTAAATGTAAACCTGTTGTCCTTAGAACAGGCACAAATACAAGTGTAGTTGCTTCGCAATTGGTTGATAGCACTGCATTATTTACTACATATGGTATTGCTGCAGGGGATGTTGTAACCAATTTAACTACAGGATTAGTATCTACAGTATTGTCTGTAGTAAGCAATACAGTTTTATCATTAGATTCAAATATATTTTTAGCAGTAGGAAATGCTTATGCTATTATTTCTTCTGCCACTGTTGTTCAAGCTGAAAAAGTAATAAATAATAAACTTTCTTTATTGGTTAATTCTAATTTAACTCAGCCAACAGTTGAGTTTCCTGTTTATGCATTACAAGGTAATGAGCTAACTTTTTATCCTGTTACTATAGTTAATAAAGGTCAAATAGAAGCAACTTATTTTAGGTACCCTGCAGTTCCAAAATGGACATATATTACACTTGCAAATGGAGAGCCTGTATTTGATCAATCTCAAAATGATTATCAAGACTTTGAGTTACCTACTGAAGATGAGTATAAATTAGTAACTAAAATACTTGAGTATTGTGGTATGTCAATTAGAGAAACACAAGTAACTCAATTTGGTATGTCTCAAGAACAAGCTCAACAACCTACATTTGCTATGCAACAATAAAACTTTAAAAAATGGCATATATATCACAATATGAATATTATGAAAATGGTGGCGTAGTACCTGAAGATAAAAATTGGGGATCATATCAATATGTTAGTTTAACAGATATTATCAACAACTTTTTGTTAATGTATTCCGGTAACCATTCTTTGGTTAATAATGAGGAGCGTTTTAAAGTATTATTTCACGCAAAACGTGCAATTCAAGAATTAAATTACGATGCTTTTAAAGAGATAAAAATACTAGAGTTAACAGTCCCTGATAATTTAAGGTTTATTTTACCATCTGATTATGTGAATTGGGTGCGTGTATCGTTATATAAAAATGGATGGTTACGTCCGTTATCTGAGAATATTCAAACCCTTTCATCAAAGGCTTACCTTCAAGATAATACAGGTAGAATTTTATTTGATCAAAATGGGAATGCATTAAGTCCTCAGTACTCTAGTATAGACCTTGACAGATTAACACATATAAAGAAAAGCATATACTTAAATCAAGGAAGCCAATTTAATGGTCAGTTAGGATGGAACTATGATGGAATGTGGTATTTTGATTACAACATTGGTACAGCATATGGTTTAAATACAGAGACTGCAAACTTTAACCCTACATTTAATATTGAAAGAAAGACAGGGGTTATTAACTTTGATTCATCAATGTCAGGTGAATCTTGTATACTTGAATATATATCTGACGGTATGGAACAAGGGGATAACTCTCTGATTACTGTTAATAAGTTATTTGAAGCATATGTTTATGCAGCAATTGAATATGAAATATTAAGTTCTAAACTTGGTGTACAAGAATATATTATCGCTCGTTCTCGTAAAAAAAGAAAAGCATTGTTAAATAATGCAAAGATTAGAATCAGTAACATTCATCCCGGCAGACTCTTAATGAATATGAGAGGAATGGACAAGCAAATAAAATAAAATGGCAAATTTTACAAGGAACTTTATAGCAGGAAGAATGAATAAGGTTGTTGATCAACGTCTTCTTCCTGAAGGTGAATATGTCGATGCTATGAATATCAGAATGGGTTCTACCGAAAATTCTGAAGTTGGTGTAATTGAAAATACAAAAGGCAATTTACCTCTTACATCATTGACATATATAGATGGTACGCCATTAAGTGCAACTGCAAGATGTATTGGTGCTATTGAAGATAGTGCAAATGAAACTATATATTGGTTTGTTCACGATAATGATTTTGGTATTGGAGCTACAGGGAAACTTGATTTAATTGTTTCTTTTAATATATTTACAAACATATTAACGTATCACGTTATTAGTATTAATGATGGAAGTAATTTAAATACAACTTTAAATTTTAATCCAAGTTATCTTATTACAGGAGTTAATATTATTAATGGATTATTATTTTTTACAGATGATTACAATGCTCCTAGATTTATAAATGTAGGCAGGAACTATCCTAATCCTATTAGCAATATAGACCAAATTAGTGCGGAATCTTTACTTGTTATTAAAAAACCACCTACAGAGTCTCCTACTATTCAACCTATTGTAACAAGTGGTCAAGAGAATTATTTAGATACAAGGTTTATTTGTTTTGCTTATAGGTATTTATATATTGATGGAGAATACAGTGCTACATCACAATGGTCTCAACCTGCATTTGTTCCTAATCCTTTTAGTTTTAGTACAGATAATTTTCTAAATGAGGGGATGACTAATTTTTGCAATTCTGTTATAGTAACTTATAACTCAGGTGGTCCACTTGTAGTTGGTATGGATTTATTATTTAAACAATCCAATAATAATATTATTAAAGTTATTGAGAAATTAAATAAAAAAAACTTAGGATTAGCCAATGATACAGATTATCAATATACATTTACAAATAGCAAAATTTTTACCATATTAGCTGAAAGTGAATTATTGAGATTGTATGACAATGTGCCTAGATATGCTAAAGCTCAAACAATTATGGGCAATAGATTAATGTATGGTAATTATGTAGAAGGTTACAATCTAGTTGATGAATTTGGATCTCCTATTAAATTTGAATATACAACCGAATTAGTTTCTCTTCCTATAGGTAATTCAGAGATTGTAGATTCAGTAATTTCAAGTAATTATAATATAGATGGAGCTGTTACTGTTGCAGATTCTGCAGTTACATTTGACTTATCGGGTCAAAATTTAGTAGCAGGTTCTGCTTTTAATATAGATATAACTATAGATCATTCTCAATTTACGGGAGATACACCATTTCCTGTTGAAGTTACAGACTCAATTGTTTTAAATTTTGGATTCTTTTTATCTACAACATATAATTCAGTATATGAATTAGCTACAAGTATAGAGTTTCAGAATGCAATAGGCACTGCTGCAAACATACAAACAGTACCTAATGCTTGTTTAGGAACAACATTTACTGATTCTGTAAACTGTTTACTTCCAAATAATTTAGACGCATATATAAAAGTTGCAAGTGGTATTAGTGCAGTTGGTCAACCTATTACAATTATAACAAGTCCGGGAAGCAATGTGATAGGGCTTCAGTTTATTGCAATGAAATATGTAGATAATGTTACTACTCCAACTCAAACTTTTTATGAATATTATAGAGTATTATACTCAAATGCTACTTTTCAAGAAATAGCTACTCCACAAAGTTTGCATAGCAATCGTGATTATGAGATTGGTATAGTGTATATGGATGAGTTTAATAGAGCAACAACTGCTTTAGTTAGTCCAAACAATACTGAACACGTTCCTTGTGGATTTTCAGCTAATAAAAATTCTATACAAGTAACAATACCACCTACTCAATTACCTCCTGCTTGGGCAAAGAGATATAAGTTTGTTATCAAACCTGACGAAGAGAATTATGAGACAATTTATTGTAGCATATATTTTCAAGACCCATTAACTAATGAGGCTTATTTATTGTTAGCAGGAGAGAATGCAAGAAAAGTTGAAAAAGGAGATAGACTTATTGTAAAAGCAGATTCAAATGGAGCAACTGCAAGTTGTGTCTATACAACTGTTTTAGATAAAACTGTAGAATCATCAAATTTTATTGAAATACCAAGTGAGTTAGATCCTACTGTTTTTATACCAATTCCTGCAGGTGTTTATATGAAAGTTAATCCAAATAGTTTTACTATTGTTCAGGATGAACTAGCCCTTATTGCTCCGGGAAAAAGGCACGAAAGAGCTGCTGCTGCAGGTTTAATAGGTCCGGGAACATTTCCTATTTTATACTACCCAATGAATTATTATGATACAGTAACATCTGCTTGGGTAGATTATTCTGTACCTTCAGGAAGTAGAGTTATTTTAAGTATTAAGCAAAATCGTGGAGGAGTAGGATGTTCTTGTGAACAAAGATCAAGTACATTAGAGAAAACAATAACAGTTTCTAACAATTATGACAATATGTATGATTGGTGGGTGGGAGATGATATTGAACAAATTTTAAAAGATTGCATAGTAACTGCAGCTTGTGGGGAGACTGTTCCTGAAAATGAGTTTATTAATACAATTACAAATGTTGCAGGAGATATACCAACCGATCTTGTAACCAATTATTATAGATTTTATAGAAATACATCGACTAATCAATTACAATTGATGATTACCGGAACAAGAAGTTGTACGGGTGTAGGATATCCAAATAATCGCTCTTCTGATGTTGATGCAAATATTACAGTATTTCGTGCTGAAAACAATTTAATATTTGAAACAGAACCATCTGATGCTTTACCTGATGTGTTTTTTGAAAATGAAATGTCATTTGCTATTACAAATGGTAATCATATGGGTAATATCCAAAACCAAAATATAGGTACGGGTACACCTGCAATTGTTGACACTAAGTTTTTCAATTGTTTTGCATTTGGCAATGGAGCAGAAAGTTATAAGATTCGTGACTCAATTGTAGGAAGGTCTTTTAATTTTGGTAATAGAGTTACAAGTGTATCAGAACAAGATTACAAAGCAACTGACAGATTCTCAGACATTACTTATAGTGGTGTATATAATGCAGAGTCAAACATAAATAAGCTAAATGAATTTAATTTAGGATTATTAAACTACAAAAATTTAGAAACATCGTTTGGAGATATATTTGTAATGGATGGAAGACAAACAGATGTTCTTGTTTTACAAGAAGATAAAATATCATATGTATTAACAGGTAAAAATTTATTATCTGATTCTACAGGTGGTGGTGCAGTAACCTCAGTTCCTGAAGTATTAGGAACCCAAATTGCTCGTACTGAGAAATATGGAGTTAGTTTTAACCCTGAGAGTTATATTCAGTGGGGATACGACAGATTTTTTACAGATGTAAAGCGTGGTGTAGTTCTTCAATTAAGAGGCGATTCTGTTTCAAATGACCAATTAAAAGTCATATCTGAAATGAATATGCGCACTTGGTTTAGAGATACTTTCAACAATTCATTTAGTACTCAAAAATTAGGTGGGTTTGATCCATATATGAATGAGTATGTTTTGTCAACCAATGACATACAATTACCATCCAACCCTCAGTGTATAAACTGTGGTATTTCTCAAGTATTTAATTTATCAACAGTAGCAGGAGAGGTAAAACAAATGGTATACTGTGTTGATTTAGGTCCTACGATAGGATTAACTGACATTACATATGAAGTTATAGCTATATCAGTAGGAGGCGAATTTGAAATAATTGTTGATTATAATGGAACCATTGGTACTACAGGATTGGTAAATACTTCAGGCACGTTAACATTTAATAAAGACACTGTTTCAGTAGAAACTGCAACTATTACAATAAATTACACAGGAGATATTACATTAAATGTTCTTGCTGATTGTTGTAATGCTGAGTCTTTAAACATAGTACAAATTGTTTTGACAAGTGATTATAATTCAGGAGATACCATTCACACTCAATATAGATTTAATAGTGGAGCATTTGTTTCTCCATTGCAATCAAGTTTTGTAATTTTTGCTGACGGGACTACCAATCCTCTTGTATCAAGATACAATGTAACTACAGATTTTGTTGGTACAGGAGGGTTCCCTCCTGCAGGAAGTACAATGAGTTTAATTTCAAATCAATTTGCAACTGATACATTTGTATTTGATGCAGCTAATGACAAGTTTAAATACTTTGTTTCAGATACTTTATATGCAAATACTACTGTTGATATAAATACTTTACTAGGTTTAGCAACAACTGCAACACCTAACTTAGGTAGTGGTTCATATAATTATGCAGATTTTACTGTTCCAATTCTAGAAGATTATTTATATTTGATATGGGATTTCAGAGAATCAGTTCCTGTTACACTTTGTTACTCAAATATAGATTTATTTGACGTTTGTTGTAACTGCGGAGTAGCACCTTAAAAAAAACATATGGCAACAAGTTCATCATATTACATAAATGCACCCTCTCTTGGGTCAGCAACTGCTGTATTTACAGATAGTGCATTATTAATTTGTGCTACTGACGGATTCTATTCAGATGGCGTTATATCAAGAGAGCAGGTAAGTTGTGTCTTATTGCCACAACAAACTTGTCCATCTTGTGCTACACCTTGTGGTGTAAATATATCTGCAAGTGGTACTCAGGGTATATATTTATTAAATTTAGATACAGGAACTGCAGTAGGTGATGTTGGTGCAGTTATAGTTAGATTTGACCCTTTTAGTGTGCCTGATGGTATTAGAGGAACACTTGGAGCAAATGTGTATAACAAGTTAACATCATCTGTAGACGGGTTACACGAGAGTACAAATGCAGGATCGTTTACATATGTGGGATCAACAGGTGGTGATTGTGGAATATCAGGAACAACTTACCCTGCATTAATTGAATATTTATATGATGGTACGGCATTTTATGCAACAGGCAATACTCAAAGTGTAACTGTTGCACCGGGTGATGTGTCTTTAGGAGCTTTTGCTCCCGGTAATTGTTTAATGGTTATACCAAAACTTACATCTTCTCCTTCAATAATTAATTTTGAGATAGTTGGTCCTTGTTCAGGAACAGCGTGGGATATGTCAGTAGCTTGTCCTGTATTACTTACAGGGTTTAGTTCAAGTGTAATGGCTGCAAGTTCAGCAGCAGTATGTTTACTATCTGAAACAGTTACTTATTATAATGCATCATTACCAAACACTCCGGGTATTGTTGGGTTGTATGATTTTGTGTATTCAGATGCTTATGGGTCTACACAGTTACCTGCAGGATTTTATCTTGCAACAGGGTCAATAATAGGTGGTAATGATTGGTTTGAGGTAGATGCCGATGGAGTTGTAATTAGTTTAGGTACTTGTGTACCACCACCCCCTGTAACGTATAACTGTATCTCAGGCGTTTGTACTGATCCCGGTGATGGAACGGGCACATTTGCTACACTAGGTGCTTGTCAGGCTGCTTGTTTTCCTGTAACATATAATTGTGTCTCAGGTGTTTGCACTGATCCGGGTGACGGAACAGGTACATATGCCACATTGGGTGCGTGTCAAGCTGCGTGTCCTGCTGCAACTAATGTTATTATGGAAGTTTGGAATAATGTTGGAGGAATTTGTCAATATCAAGTAGGTATGGATTTTGTAGTTGTACCGGGTAATACGCCTGCTTTTGGTCAGTATTATGCTTCAGGTATTCCTGATGTTTTTTATGTACCAACAGGATATACAAGTACATCATCATCTACTCCTTTTACTTTTGTTGGTGGTTCTATAGGATGTCCATAATAATAGAATAATAATAAAATAAAAAAAAATGGCAAATTATACATTGACATATAGCGATATGGTTTCAGGATGGGTATCTTTTTACTCATACTACCCTGATTGGATGATTGGGATGAATAATTATTTCTATACTTTTAAAGGAGGCAACCTATATAGGCACAATGTAAATGCTTCTAGGAATACATTTTATGGACAATTTAGTCCTACTACATTACAAAGTGTATTGAATACAGCTCCTTTGGAGAATAAATTATTTAAAACCATTAATCTTCAAGGAGATGCAAGTTGGTCCGCAGCGTTAGAAACAGACCTGCAATATTCAGGATTTATTCAAGCTTCTTGGTTTGAGAAAAAAGAAGCCTCTTATTTTGCATTTATAAGAAACAATTCACTAGGTGAACTTGCTCTTAGAAGTGTAAATGGTATAGGAAGAAGTTATCAAGTTACAGGAAGTGGGTCAGCAGTAATTGTTAAATTTTCAGTTTCTCCATTAATTGCTATAGGAAGTATAATAAGTGTGGGAGATATATTATATTTTTCACTGCCTCCTTATACTGTTCCTGTTTTAGCAGGAAAAGTTACAGCTATTACGGTTGACTTTCCAAATGGTATAAACCAATTAACTATTGATACTACTATTCCGGGAACTACTCCAATACCTATACAGGATGCATTTTTCTTATATATAAAAAATTCAGTAGCTGAGTCTCACGGGGTGTTAGGACATTATTGTACATTTAGTATTGAGAACACATCTAGTGCTAAAATTGAGTTATTTGCAGTTCAGTCAGAAGTAATGAAAAGTTTTCCTTAAATTTGTGACAATATGGAGTTATATATACGAGAACTGAACGAAAATGATTATGATGAGATTCTTGTAGGATGGTGGAAGCAGTGGGGATGGTTGCCTCCTGAAAGGGATTTTCTCCCTGATAATGGAAAAGGTGGTATTATAGTATTTGACCAAGATGTTCCGGTTTGTGCAGGTTTTATGTACATAACCAATTCAAAAGTAGCTTGGGTAGATTGGATAATATCAAACAAGGAATATACAAAAAAACCACAAAGAAAGGATGCCATTAAGTTATTGGTATCAGCACTTACAAATATTTGTGAAAAAACAGGCAATAAATTTATATACGCATTAATTAAAAATGAAAGCCTTATAAATACCTATACGGAATTAGGGTATATAAAAGGAGATTCTTATACAACTGAAATGATAAAAACATTATAATATGGCAGCATTTACAACCATTGCAGCAGGAATAGGGTTAGCAACAACTGCAGCTTCTACTACTATGTCATTTGTGCAAGCAGGTCAGCAAAAAAGAGCACAACGTCAAGCTGAAAGAGATGCAGATCAAGCTATGCAAGAAGCAAGAAAAAAACTTGAAGTAAATTATTATGACAAGTTATCTATACAAAAAGAACCATATGAATTAGAAAGAGAGGCTCTTCTTTCTCAAGGTGCTCAAGCTATTCAAGCAGGTGTAGAAAGTGAAAGAGGTGCAGCAGCAACTGCAGGTCGTGTACAAATGGCTATGAATGAAGGACAAGGAGGAATAAGGTCTGCAATGGGTCAAGAGTTAAGTAATCTTGAGAAATTAAGTGCTCAAGAAGATAGTAGACTTCGTGATGTAGGAACTCAATTAGATTTGGAAGAGGTTGCAGGTGCTCAATTAGCAGCAGCAAATGCTCAAGAATTGGGTGCTCAAGCAATGCAACAGGGGATGCAAGGTGTTACAAGTTTGGGGCAACAATTAACTCAATATGCTCCACTTTATGAGAAATCACAATCAGCAAAAGAGTTTGGAAAATTGCAATCAGACTATGCTTCTGCTGCTCGAAACAATAGACTAGACCCTAGATATATGCAAAATGGAGTAGCTATGCCATTCCAACAAGCTGTTCAGTCAATGGGAGGTGGAACAGGAGTTGATTATGGGTTTAATGTATCAGGAGTTGGAGCTATGGAGAATGATCCATTTAGAAGTTATATGACTCAACAAGATGTTAGGAATTTAAGAAGAATGAGACAAGCAGGATTTTCAAGGTAATTAAAAAATAATCAATGGGAACATATTATAAATACGCAGAAAGAAATGCTGATTCTCAAATAAATTGGGCAGAGGTTGGTAAGGATATGAGCGATATGCTCAAAGATGAGGTAAAAATTAGAGAAGAAAAAAAAGCTGCAATTGATGCTGCATCAAGAGAATTTGGTTTAGTATTAGCTCAACCACCACAAGGAGAACATACAGGAGCTAATGAGTGGACATTGCGTTTTGGCGATAATGCATCTCAATTTTTAAAAATGCAAGACCAACTTTTGAAGTCAGGTCAAATGAAAGTTAAAGATTACACCATTTCAAGACAAAATTTAACTGATGGTACTGATGTAGCATTTTCTCTTATGAAAGATTATCAGAAAGTGTATGGAGATAAAATGGAAAGATATAGAACTGATAAGTCACAAGATTTTGAACAATGGTTAATGGGGAAGTCTGAAATGATGGCTAATTTTAATAAATCTGATTTGAGGATTAACCCTACTGATGGTACTGTTAGTATAGCAATGAAAACATTGAAAAATATTGATGGTAAAGATGTTTATGTAATGGACAAAAATCCTAACACATTTGCTACTGTAAATACTGTAAAAAATTGGATTCAAGGATTTTATGATAAATTTAATACCAACTCTGCAGCAGATGCTTTTGTTGGACAATTGGGAGATGAATTAAAAGCAACAACAACTCAAGTTGCTACATTAAGTAAAACAGGTCAAATAACAAGTGTTGCTGATATCACAAGTAGAACAGATATTGATCCTGATACTAAAGAAGTTCTCTTTAAATTTATAGATGCAGAAAATCAAGGAATAAAATCAGTTTATGCCAATGATATTAATAGAATGTCTGCTATTACAAATAGTGTAAAATTTTGTAGTAAAAATAATAAACAATATACATTTACAGAAGATGAAACAGATGCAAAAAATAATCCTGAGAAAATATTAATAAAAGTAGACGAAAATTCAGGCAAACCAAAACCTGTTTTTTCAGATATACAAATAAAGGATTCTGATAATTTTATGCGTAATGAATTTAGGCGTAGATATGATTACAAAGAAGACATTAAAACTACTCCTCAATTAGATAGAAATGACCCAAGACCAAAAACAGCAGCAGAAATTGGATTTGAACAAGCAAAAGATGAGGCTTTGATTTTTGGACAAAAAGTAGGTAATTTTGTTTCAGGAGAAAATGCAGAAGAAACTCAAGCTTCTGCTGATTATTTCAATACTTTGCCGGGAGTAAAAGCAGTAAAAGATGAATTTACTTTTGATCTTACTGTTACTGATAAAGAAGGTAATTTAATAAATAGAAAATTTGAATTAGATAAAAATGGAGGATTTAAAAATGCTCACAATGTAGGTATATCAATTGCTAAATTATTAAATATAGATAAGTTACCTGAAGAAGCAGTTGTAAAAGCTATGGATGATGTATTGAAAAAAGGGAAAGGACCAACAGGATTTTCTGCAACAAGTTCAACAAAAGAAATTGTAGAAAGAGATTATGGAACTGATTTAGGTAATTATGCAAATGAAAAACTTTCAACATCAATTGTAGAAGATAACCCGGAGGAAACAGTTAAAAAGTTAAAACAATCTTTTGGTAAATTAGGTTATACATTTGAAGGAGAAACTCGTGGAATAACTCGAGATGATGTTATACAAATTAAAGCACCTAATGGTACAATGAGTGAATGGATAAATATTGATGATTTAAAAAATACAAATAAAATTGCAGATTTTATTAAAAAGAATAAAGATAATAATGTAATAAAAGCATCAAAATTATTTCAAACAGCAGAAGAAAAGGCAGAAGAAGAAACAGCAGCAGCAAAAAAAGCAGGAACAGGAACTATAAAAGGTGGTAAGACTAGGTAGAACAAAATAAAATAATTAATTATGCCGGATTTAAAACAAGCGTTAAAAGATTTTGTAGCTACTTCTAATAGCGGAAAATATCCCGATGAAGCTACCTTATTATCTAAATTTCCTGAGTTAAAAGGATATGATATTAATGTATTAAAAGATTTTGTAGCCACTTCTAATAGTGGAAAATATAAAACAGAAGATGAATTATTTGCTAAGTTTCCTGAATTTGGAGTTAGTGGGCAAGAATCTCCTTTAAAAAAAAAAGAGGAGCCAATACCTCCAATGGCTCCTCAGCAAGAGCAAACACCAAGCGCAATACCCGGAGCAAAACCTTATACGGAGTCTCCTTTGGAAGATACTTCTTCGGAGTTGCCATCTTCAGGGACTGACAATAGTTTTTTTAAAAAACCATATGCTCCTCCTGTTACAAGTGATATATCTAACATAGGTATTCCAAAATTTGAACAAAAAAAGGTTTTTGGAGAAACCAAATTAAAGGAACAGGAGATACCAACTAAAATAAAAGGGTCTATTGAATCAGTTACACCTGAATTAATAAACTCAAATGAAGAGTACGTAGTACCTCAAATGAACTACCAATTTGGTGATCTAGGATTTAAGTTTGAAGAGTCAGGTGCTACAGGAGATTGGATGAAGGCTACTGCTCCTAATGGTAAAAGTATAGAGATATCCTTAGACCCATTTATGTCATCTAAGGCAGTAGACGAATCAAAACGACTTAAAAACTTTATTAAACAAAATACTGCTCAATTAAGTGGTCTAGATTTAATTGAAAAGCAATATCAAAATGAAAATAAAAAGTTCTTAAATCAAAAAGAAATTGATGACGAAATAAAGAAAATAAATTTAAGTGAAGAAAATCTTAATTTAGAAATAAAGTCTTTTATTGCAGAAAAAAATAATGTAGACAAAGAATTAAAAGATTTAGAAAATACTCCACAAAGTCAAAAGAGCACACAAGAATACTTAGACAAATTAACGTCTGCTACACAAAGGAAGTTGGATATACAGTCCAAACAAATTTCTATATCTGAAAAGGTAGACAGGTTACCAAAATCAAAAGAAGAATTAAATAAAGCTGTTGGCAAATATGCTGATATGAAGTCAGAACAAGGTACTTGGTTAGGGGGTACTTTAAATTTTTTATTAGAAGGAGCATCAAGTATATCTGCAGGTGCAGCTAATTCATTTATAGACTTAACTCTTGGATTTTTGCCAACAGATATGTTAATGACTCCCGAACAACAAAAGTCAGAATCTTTACGTATTTCAAAAGAACTAAAAATAAAACAACCAACTGAAGGACAATCTTATGAGAAATGGTTAAATTCTTTAAGTCAATCAGAAAAAGATGAAATAGATTCTAAAATAATAGATTTAAGCAAAAAACAAGTAAAAGCTGATATACTTCCTACTATAAGAGAAGGTAATAGAGTTGTTTTAGGAGATTCAAAAACAACTGTTGAATGGACTCGTTTAAAAGAACAAGGATTTTGGGGAGGAGCTTATGCAGGTCTTATAAAATCATTACCTGCAATACTTCCTTCAATAGCAGGGGGATTGGGAGGAAGAGCATTAACAACTGCATCATTTTATTCTCAAATTAGTGATGGACTTGAACAAGAGATGTCATCAAATCCTAATTTTAAAGATATTTCAGAAAATGAAAAGGCTGCTATTATTTTACCAATTGGAATAGCAGGTGCTGTTCTTGAAGAATTTGGTTTTAGAAATGCAATAGGAAGTAAAGGATTATTGAATAATTTAGTTTTAAAAGCACTTGGTAAATCAGGTGCTACAACTACTGCTACTACATTTAAAGAACTTGTTCAGAATGAAGTTGAAAGTATGATTGCAAAAGGAGTTCTTACATTGACAGCAGCAGGACTTGCAGAAGCTGAGACAGGTGCTGCTCAACAAATAGCTGAATATGGTATAAAAGATATTTACAATGCAGCTAAAGGAACTAAAATGTTTAATAATCCTGAAACATTTACTGCTGAGTGGGTAAAAGAAGTAGTTAAAGCAGGTGCACAAGAAGCAGTTGGTGGATTTATTATGGGTATGCCAACTGCTATTAGTTCTGCATATACTAAAAAGGGATTTTTAGCAATGGACGATGCTACATTTAAAATTTTTGAAGCTGCAGCAAATGATGAGAATATTCAAAAAGCATTTGTAACAAAACTTAAAAACGAATATAATAATGGAGATATTACTATAGAACAGGCAAAAGAAACATTAAATAACTATAGGAATTCAGTTGGTTTATTTAAATCTATTCCGGAAGGATTAGATACTGAAGCAAAAAAAGAATCTATGAATCTCTTAAAAGAAAAAAGAGATTTAGAAAATCAAATAATTGGAAAAGATGATGCTTTAGTTAAACCGCAAAAAAATAGAATAAATGAAATTAATGAGTCACTAACTAAAATAAGCGAAGATGCCATTCAAAAACAAGCAACAAATGAAAGCGTGTTACTCAGCGAACAATCCAAAATGGGATTGCAAGAAATGGGCGAAGGAAACGTCCAACCTGAAGTCACTACCACAGGGACCGAAGAAGCCATCACTCCTGAGATCAGCACGGAAGAAGTAATTTTTAAAGAAACTCCCTTTGATAATAATCTTTATCAAGATAAGAAAAAGGTTGTTTTAAATAATCAAGAGTTTGAATTTAATAGACTCAATACAAAAGGTGAAGAAAATGTATTTACAGTAGAAAAAGATGGAGAAGAAATTGGAAGAGCGACATTGTCTAATGATGGAAATTATTTAGAAAATATCAGAATAAATGAAGATTACAGGAGACAAGGTATTGCTACTAATATGTATAATTATATAGAGCAACAAGCAAATGTAAAATTAAATCCTTCTCCTGTAAAGCAAAGTAAAGCTGTAGAAGGTTTATGGGAAAAAAGGATGGGACTGAAACCTGTTGCTAAAGAAGCTTCTTTAAAAATAGAGCCAATTATTTCTGAAACTGAATTGCCGGGATATGATAGAATGATTCAAGAGGTAGATGGTATAGTAAAAAAATCAAAGGATCGTGGAGTAACTAATGAAAAGGTGAAAGAGAATGTGATGGACTATGTTGCAAAGTCATCAGTATATGAAAAAGCCACTGATGTACAACGTGAGAAAGTATTCCGTGAGGTAAATAGAATGTTTGGATTAAAAGAAGTAGCAGCTCCATCAGCAGCAAAAATTCTTGGAAACATTAAAGATGTTGCCAAAATAACAATGACTGAAAAGCAAGGTCTTGTAAAACAAATAAAGGATTTGGCAAGAGGCGGTAAAGATGCTAAGAAAGCTATTTATTCAGCAGCTCAACAATTAAGTAAAGAAATAAAAGAATTACGTAAGCAAGGGAAATTAAATACCAATCAAGCAGCAAATGTTGTTCGTAAATTTAGTAAAGTAAATGTTTTAAGTAAAATATCTATAGATAGGTTTACTGATTATATGACTAAAGTTTTTGAAAATGCAGACTACATATCTAAATTATCTACAGCTAAAAAATTAAAACAAAATATATCTGAACTTTCAAGAAATAAAGATAAGAATGCTGATTTAAGAGAGTTAGGTAGACAATTTTCTGAGATTGATCCGTCAATGGTGGATGATATAGAAAAGTACAATGGAATTGCTGCTCAAATTAAAGAGTCAATAAAAGGTTCTACCGCTAGAAAAGGAGAAGTAAAATTTGCTGAAATTATAAATATAAAAGATGCATCTAATTATATTAAAGAAACAATAGACGCTCAGGATAAAAAAATAAGAGAAGAAAGGATTGACGAGATACAAGACCTTATGGGGATAGATGCATCTAAGTTTAGTGCTGAAGATATGCTAGACCTATTAAAGGGAGATAAAAAAGTTGAAGTAAATAATGAAAAGTCTATAAAAGAAACAGCTAAAAATGCATTTAAAATTTACTCTTCTATTATAAAAAATACAATTAGCACAGGAGTGGATGCCTTTACAGGAGAAAAAGTTGATTTTACTAAAAAACAAAAAGAATTAGTAAACAACTTTGCTGATATGGATTTGGATTTATTAGATGCTAAGGAGTCAGTTGCAGCAGTAGATGCATTAACTAATTTTTTACAAAACCATTCAACCGCTAAAATGGAAGGTGTTTTTGCTGATTACACAGGAAGGTTAAATATAAAAACGCTTGTAAAACAAGGTAAGGTAGGTATTGCTTTGCGTAAATTATGGAATAAAAGATTAGCAAGAATCTTTACAGAAGGTGGTACTCCTTTACCTGAAGTATTTACTAAAATATTTAAAGGAGTTAGAGAAGGTCTTTACATAGCAACTAAATCAGGATTTAATAAAATAGTTAATGGGAATGCATTTGCAAATACAAGGGTTCAAAATATAACTAAAGAATATATTGATAAACTATTTAAAGCAAAGCCTAATGGAGAAAAGTTTAATACTGCATACAATGATGCAGAAAGAGGTATAGCTTCAGATTTAATGAGAAGTGTTATTGGCACTGAATCTGAAATGCAAAAAGAATTTGATAGAAGAAAATCAATATTGAATCAGTCTATTGAAGAACTTTCAACAGGTACAGATGAGCAACAACAGAAAGGTAAAATATATCAAAAGGTATATGACAATATAGTCAAAGGTTCCAAAAATATAAATGACATAGAAAAAAAACTAGACAAAACAAATCTAGAAGCTATTTATTTTTGGATGAAAACTTATGATGATATTTTCCCTGAAATATATGACTATATGTTAAATGTTAGAAATACAGTATTAGAAAAAAACTTGAATTATTCTTCTCCTGATAGGTATGTTAAATTAAGTAAAGAAAAAAATAAACTTTTAACAGATGACCAACCTATGTATGGAAGAGATGGAGAACTTTTAATTAAAAAAGAGGCAGGAGGATTAATGAAAGCAGAACGTCCTGATGAATTACCAAAAGGTATGTATCGTGATTATTCTTTTGATAAAAACAATGTTAATTCATTACGAGATGTATTAGTTGATATGAATACAGGTGCTGCTATTAGACAACTAGATGCATTTAAAAACTCAAAATATTTTGATAAGTTAATACCAAATGCAGAAGATAGAGACTTATTAAAAAGAAGATTTGCTTTATATGTATCTAATATTAGAAATGCAGAATACAATGGTAGTGAAGATTTAGAAGGGATGATGAAATTTCTTGACAGGTTAGCAACTTTAGGTGTGGGTATGGCATTAGGTTCTCCAACACAGGCGATTAAACAAACTATTCCAATTGGGATAAATACTATGGTGAATGCATCAGGAATGCTAAAATTAGGAGCTGCATTTAATCCTGACTTTAATAATTTTTTCTACAATACCGGATATGCTAGTGCAAATAGAGGAATTGAATCTCAAGCAGAGATTAGTTCTTTAAACAAAAAGATTGAGACCGCATCAAATAAAGTGGAACTTTTGAAAGCAATTGAGAATGCTAATAAGTGGTGGTTAAAAACATTTTTAGTTAAACCTGATGTGTTTATTGCAAGAGCTTCTTGGCAAACTTATTATGAACAAGAACTAAGAAAACAAGGAATTGATACTAAAAATTTAGATTATAGTAAACATAAATTAAATGAGCAGGCAGGAGACTATGCAGAGACGATGGTATCAAGACAACAAAATACTCCTGACAGTGCATTATCAGGGTCTTGGTTTAGCAAAAGTGGGTCTGATAGAAAGATACTTGCTAAACTATTTTTAAATATGGCTAATTTTAGAATGAATCAATCATCAAGATTAGCTGCTGATTTATCTGTATTAGGTCATTGGGGTGTATCTACAACAGAAGATAAAGCCATTGCTGCAAGGTCAATAGCAGGATACGCTGTTGAGCAGGCTATTTACAGATTAATATCTACAGGTCTTGCTATAGGAATAGGATCAATTGTTTTAGGTATGAGAGGTGATGATGAATCTGAGGAAGATAAAAAGAAAAGAATAGATGCAATAATTAAGGGACAATTAACAGGTTCCGTTATGGATATTTTATCTCCTGCACCATTCCTTGATGTTCCTGTAAAAGAAATATTATCACCAACATTAGAGGGAATTGAGAAAGCAACAGGACTTCCATTATCTATATATGGAAATAAGAAACAAGATTATTCTAATTTATTAGGTGCATATGGTATTCCTATTCAAAGAGCAGAAGAACTTTATGATGCAATTAAACTAGGCACTACAGGAACATATACAGATGAGTTTGGCAAAGAAAAACAAATAACTGAAGAGGATCAAAAAATTATATCAGAACTGATACCTCTTTCTGTGGGTACTGTGTTAGGTGTAATGCCATCTGATGTTGCTACAGGAGTAAGAGATATAATAAAGTTCTCTAAAAGAAAACAAACAACAGATGAGGAAGTAGAACAAAAAATAGAGAATGCTGAAAAAAAGCAGGAAGATGTTGATCAAAAAATAGAAGTGCTTGATAAGTTAAAGCAAAAAGCAAAGAATCAGTACGAGCAAGAAGCTATTGATGAAAAAATATATGAGTTAGAAGCAGATAAAGAAGAAAAGAAGGTTATCAAAGAAGCAAATGCTGAAGAAAAAGAACTTAAAAAAGAACTACTTACAAATCCTGTTACCGGAGAAGAGTATGACAATGAAACTGCATTAAAAAAATATAACCCACGTCTTTACAATAAAAACTTTGGCGTTAGGTCTCAATGGTATAAAGACCACAAATACGAGAAACTTGTTGAGAAAAAAATGAACGCTGAGATTATAAAGATGGAAGACGAAGAGCATAACTACCAAAAACCTAAAAAGACTTCTTCTAAAAAAAGAAACTCAGATGGAAGTTTTAAAAGGTCATATTATAGAAAGTATTCATCAGAATCTTCTAATTAAACCTTATATATTTTAATGGTTTTTGCTTATCGTAATAAACCATCATCTCTGAATCGGAATAGGAATTAGCACGGGGAGGTCTTCCTCCCCACTTTATTTCCCCTTTCAACTCATTGGCTTTACCATAAATAATCCCGTCCTCGCACGCCCATATTATGAGAGGCACAAGGCGTTTGTCTATTAACTTTACTAATTTATGTGCTGATATTGGTAGAGGGTACGCATCGTGCAATGTCCGGATACGACCCTTTACCTCTGCGTAAGCTATCAGTTTTTCATCCTTATCGAATACTTTATAATCAATATCTTGAGGATCTAACTTTTTGTATGTACAACCGAACGTGCTTGTGAATAAATCTATTGCTCTTTTTTCTCTAACTAAATCTGCTTCCTTTTCAAAAATCATCTTCTTCCATTGATTTTAAGATTAACCGTAAATCTATAATTAGGTTCCGTATATCTTTTTCCACAGGCACGAAATCCCTGTCCACCAAATTTTCATAAATATTTGCCAATAGCAGGTGATGTTCATTTATTCTAAATGAAATCCTTTCTGCCCTTAAATTTTCACTATTTTCCATAGTTAGCTATATCATTAAACATTAGGTTGATATTTTTTAATACCAATTTTTCCTTCCCCTTTGGCGTTCTTTTATCTATCATTTCAAGTATACTAGAAAGCCTTGTGTACTTCTGTTCCATTTCCAATACTGATTTCCTTTCCAAAATTAGCTTTTCTATTTGATTATTTAAACTAATAATAGACATTTCTTTTTCATTTTGTGGTTTAACCACTACAAGTTCCTCTTTATTTGCTAAAAATGAGTCTTTGCAAACCTTGTACTTTTGCATTAATCCATCTACCTGAGTAAGTAAAGCGTGTACATTACGCATATAACTTATAATAGTAGAATGGTCTTTTCTTAAAAACCTACCAATTGAAGAGTAGGTATAGCCTCTTTCCCTAAGAATTTTAGAGAATACTATTCTTGCATCTACAATCTCACGTCTTTGTGTTTTGTCTTTTACGTCTTCATTAAATACGGATTTGATAATCTCCGTTAATTCTTGCATTTCGCTCATTTGATTTGATTTTAGTTTCCTTTAAATATTTCTACTTTGATTCCGTGTTGTTCAAGTTCTTTGAGTCTGAACTCTTGTAATTTTGATAATTTACCATCCGGCTTTTTTACTTCAACAAATAGCACGTCACAGTTTGGAGGAATGGCTATTAGATCAGGGATACCATTTTTATTGGTGTTGATTAGTTTGATGACATAATATCCTTGAGCTTCTAGTTCTTTAATTTTCTTAGACTGTATCTGCTGCTCTTTCATTAATATTGGTTTGTTCCATTAATTCCCTGATTGACATATTGATATCGGTACACTCTTCGATGAAGTCTATGAACTCTTGTATGTCATCTATGTCAAACATAAACCTTTCTGCTAAAAAGTATTCATATGGACTACAGGTCTCATCTAGGTCAATTTCCTCCAATTGTACAGCTAAAGTTTCCTGTGGGAGAACCATTATAGTAAATATAACAGTATACTCCTGTCCTTTTTTAACCCATTTGCTTTGTGGTATGTCATTGGGTTTACCCTTGTCGTTAATACATATACATTTTATCATATGTTTATTTTGATGGTGTTAGTGATTCTCCTGTGCTTGGATTCCCATATATCTTAATATCATTTTGGTCCACTGTTCTTACTTCACCTGTGTTATACATTCTAATAATAAATTGAGGATTGGAATGAATAGAACCTGCAATCATAAATATTGCTACTCCATATCCTAATGGTGTTTCTACGTCAAAAGGATTAAGTATTTCGTGTATTGTTTGTATTATCATCTGTTTCAGTTTTGTTCCAAATATCTTCTCCATCATTACCCCAATAATGATCGCATTTACCATCTTTCAAAGGTAACTCCATAAAATAACTTTGGGCATACTCATCTGCTTTTGCAGTAAATCTGTAGCATTGGTCTTTATAAGGGCAAACGATTTCTTCTATTTGTCCTTTACACATTGTTATGTCAGGCATATTTATTTGTTTTAGTTATAGGTTTGGTTATAGTATTCTACTGATGTCATTTCGGAATCATAATTAGAATACCCTTCAGTATGAGCATTCATTATCTGCTCTTTTTCTTTTTCCATACAATCATTCTTAAACATTTCCCAATGAATGCTATCTTTTTCAATATATAACATTTCAATTCTATCTAGTGCCATTTGCATTGCTGTTTTCATTCTAATTCTTTTTTATAGTTAAACTCTACTGTATAAATAAATACTTTTTTTTCTTCAGGTGTTTCATAATATAAAGTACCTTCTAAGTCTGATCCATACTTAGCCATAAATGGTTCATATTTAACTCTTCTACCTGAATGATTGTGCTTATCATTAGCACCCATATAATCATCTACTATTTCAAATAGTCCACTAAATGTATTAGAAGCTGCTATAGGAAATAAGTCTTCTCCATCACAGGCATAGTATATATACTTAAAATCTTCTTTCATAAATTTTCTATTTCTTGTTTTACTTCATCCCAAAATCTCCATTCTTTATCTAATGGATAATGATTCCAATTAATACAACTTCTTATCTCATCTACTGCAATCAATGCACAATTTTTTCCAACATAATGGCTGCAATGATGGTATTTATCTCCATCATTGTATAATATTTTTTCAAATAATTCATCTGCTTTTTCTTTTGGTGTCATAAGTTTAGATTTATGTTTCTAATTTTGTTTAATATTTGTATTTTGATTTTTAAAATTATATGTTTTTATAACTTTATTTCTAATTTGCACCTATTTATATTCTTTTGCATCTATTTTTATGTCGCTTAAAGTGTCTTAAATGTCGCATAAACCTTTCATTTTGTTCCATTAAAGGAATAAATGAATGAAATATCAGAAAAATTCAGGCAAAATGTAAAGCAATACCTTGTCTTTTTGTAAAATAAGTCAAGCTATTAGTTTACTTTTTCTACAATTTACTTAGTATTACTACTGATTTCGTCATTAAATGGCGGATATGTCGGAAATATGGCGGATTATCGTCATTATTCTACCATATCAAAATCAATATGGTTATCATTCATCAGCTCTCTTAGTTTATCTCTTACCTCATCTAGCTGTTCACGACCTGCATATTTAATTTCAGCCCTTAGAAATTGATCTAACTCCCATAAGGTTGAATACATAGCTGATGCTTTTGTTGCCAATCTAAATTCTTGATTGTCTTCCGGTAATTCAAATTCGAGTATTGCTTTCATAATGTTTTCTCAAAATGTTTTAAAGTATAATCCTTCTTTTTAGTAACTGCTTTATAAATGTCCTTCTCTATACCACCCTTTGAGAATATCCAATACACTTGATTCTCAAGACGATCCTTTGTAGTCATCCGGTCCTTACTCTGCCAATAACTAGTAGCACTGAAGTCAATATTGTAATATACCAAGTACTTAGCGTTTCTTAAAGATATCCCTTCTCTGCCGGACACAATCTGTAGAGCAATGCTTTTATCAGTAGTGTCAAATTCATTTAGATCAGTTGTCAAGTTTTCATCACGAAATACTTGACGTAGTGCATTGAACTCTTCCTTGAACTTATAAAAGATTCCAATCTTGCATCCCTCAAATCTTTTCTTAATGAACTCAGCCTTACTCAAATCAATCACCATAGACTCTCCACTTTCAAATTTAACAGTTCCTGAGCATAACTGATGCACTTTCATCATTAATTTTACAGGAGTATCTGCTAATATTGTCTGACCCTTACCCTCGACCACCAAGTCTCTCTTTAGCTTCTTAATTAAACTATAGGTTACATCACTCATCTCCACTTCAAGCACCTCCTCAGTAGTCTCAGATTTGAAACCTGCCTCTGCCTGAGTATAATTAATGGTATACGGTTCCATAAACTTAATGATTGACTCTAGTCCTTCACTATAGTCTCTGATCAATAACCCATTTATCTTCTTGTCTTTCACCTTTACGTACCTATCACAGAACCTATAAAAGTTTGCAAACTCTCTGAATGGATTATTAGGTATGCCATAAACTTGATGATACATCTGCGAGTATGACTCAGGTGTTGGTGTGCCTGATAAAAGAATAACCATTGAATTGCACCATCCAACCACACCCTTAACTAATCTTGCTCTTAGGCTAGGCTTAGGAAATGCCCCTAGACTATGTGCTTCGTCACATATAACCAAGTCCCACTTCTTTTTATTCATAACAAGATGCAAACTCTCGTAGTTAATAACAGTCAAACTATAGGATGGACTAAGTGCATTATAGTCAGCCTCGATTGAACTAATGGCTTTCTTTTTTGTTATGAACAGTACATTTTCTACCATCAAATACTTTGCAATGCCCATACTTGTAAGAGTTTTTCCCGTTCTTACCTCCATAGCAAGATATAAAAACCCATACTGTTTAATTATTTTGCATCCTGAAACAATTATATCTTTCTGATAATCTCTATAATCAAATTCATTACTTTCCATATTATAATTCTTTAAATTTTACAGGATATTTTGATAAATAATCAAAAACTCCCTCAAGTTTTGCGAACTTAATATAGTTACCTTCTGTGTCTAATACCTTTATCATTTCAATTATTATTTTTGGCTCTCCATTTATTTTTTCAAATCTATATTTAACTATTTCAAGACTTCCTATTTTTTTATTTTCCATATCATTTAATTTTTTATAATGCTCACAACTTTTAATAATACGGTATAATGCTTCAATGTCATCTTTGTACTTTAATACCCTTCTGAACTCAACTGATTTGCCTCTGCCGGATTTCAACTCTTTAGTTTGCATCAGTATATCTCTAAGTGTATTGCAGTACTCTAGCATTGCCTCATTATTAAGCCCTAACTTACGTTCTATGATGTCTACCATTGGTCTTCAGTTTGTGCTTCAGGCTCTTGCCTTTTTGTGATTATAATCCACCTACCATTTTGGTCTCTATCCTCTTGCGGAGTTGTCCCTTCCTTGTACATCGCATAAGCTATCAACCACTTGTAGAACTTTGTCCTACTAATTGTCATCCTACCTCTTGGTCCGTAGTCAGGGTACTCATCTACAAAGTTTGAATACAACTCGTTTTTATAAAGCCTAATTCCAACTTGCATCATTACCTCTCTATTCTGATGGGTATCTACCAACCCACACCACTCTATAAACTCGTGGCAGGTTTCTGCTGATAATTGACGAATCTTTAAATTGACAAATATTGACTTGACGAGTCCGGTTTTCAAATAACTCTTCAAACATCCAATCATATAGTTGTCAAACTCACACCAATCGTCATCGTTCCAATCGCCAAACATTAGCTTTCCAAATTCGTCTAGCGGAGTAAAGGACTTGGTATAATACTGATGCAGCTCCAACTCCCATTTCCTTCTAGCAAATGAGTTGCCGGCACCCTTTATCGCATAGTTGGTAGTGATGGCAATCTTCGGACTCCTACTGAATGGTATCTTGATAGCATCTTTGTTTTTCTTCTCTAGGGTCAATCCCTCAGTTACTACTGAGAATAACCGCTCAAAGTCAAAGTGCTTCCTCACGTCATCAAAGCAAAGTATCTGCGTATCTGCTGATACCAACTGATAAGCGAAGCTTCTCTCAAAAGCAAATGACTTACCATCAATCACCACCAATTTTTTCATCTTGCTGAGTGCGTTCATAATCAATCCCTTTCCCGTTCCACCTTCAGGGTTATCGCTGATCACCTCATCGTTCAGAATAACTGCCGGACAAAATGATAGGTTCTTGTACCCGTGTAACAAAAATCCAATCGTGCTCTCCATTGACTTTACTCTGTGGCTATCCGACCCATTTATATTCTCTATAAACTTTCTGAAGTCACAAGCATCAGTCACATCACAAATATTGAAGTTCCGGTCAATAACGTGGTCTTTCCACACGTATCCTCCCAAGTCCAAGTAGTCAATCGTTGTGACACTATCTTTACTGATCTTAACTGCACAGTTCTTATAATACAAGTAAGACGAGTCTTTATTGTCTGCAATGAAATATATCTCAATGGTCGATAGCATTGACAAGAACTCTTCCTTAAAGAATCTAGTATTGTCAGCAAAGTAGTTATACACTCCAATGTCATCCAACTCTAGCAAGTGCGTAAGCACAAAGTCCTTAATCTCCTTCTCAGACGTGTGATCAATTAGATTATTGGTAACCTTGACAAATATATAGTTCTTGCCATTCTCCGGACAGTACTTATAAAACCCATTGTCTTCCAAGAACTGCTTGAACTGAATGTGGATAATCCTTATAACTCCCCTATCGTTTCTATCCCAAAATGTTTGCTTTGCATTCTCCTCCTCCACCTTATTGAGCACTGACTCGATAGTCTCGCTATCCAAATTGGAGTCTTGCAGTTGGTAGCGAATCTCTTTTTTTGATACACCTCTTCTGAGTTTTGCTTTGATCTGATTGACTCTCTCCTCGTCCTCATAATACTTAGTACCAAAGTTTGCAGTATGCTTGTAGGCTGAGTCAATCGTCAACCCAATCTCTCTGAGCGTAAAGTCCTCGTCTGCGAATCTGTTAATTACGTACGATGCCAAACTCTTGTTGATACCAAAGTCATTAAATGCCATCGCTAACACGTACGCATTCTGATTACGTTGTCCCTCTTGCATTGGGTACTTCTTCTGCCACCACTTTACAAGTATCTCCACAATCTTGTTCTCATCCGTAATGGGTATAGTGGCTTGATCTCTTGTACGGCTAATCTCCGTATAGGCAGCCTCCTCAATCACATCCCAAACTGATGAGTTGTCGTTAATGTGAATTAAAGGGTCATAGGACTCATAACATACTCTGCTCAGGTTCTTACTCGTCTTATCAAAATAAGGCGAATTAAAGTGCTTCTCTAGGCTATTGAAGTAATTGGTATGGTTCTCTGCATCTGCCGGAATCTTGACGAGTATTTTTAGACCATTCCCTGATGGAGATATAAACACTGAGAACACGTACTTGTTCTTGGACAAGTTCTCTTTGTCTTGCAGTAACTCTTTTTGCTTGGTGTAGCCATCAAAGTCAAGGCATATCAATCCTGAATGCTCAAGGATAGATGCGTCTGTTCTTTTATTAAACGTACCACTAAAGCATATTGCCGGTAACTGCTTCTTCAGTTCTTGTCTCTCCGGCTTGCGTTTCTCTAGTCTTATTTTCTTAAC